CGCAACAAGACAAGGCAAAAACCTTGATGGCACACTCATGGTATTTGATGCTGGTTTTCCAGCATCCTCAATGCGTCTCATATAATAATATTCAAAGGTATACGTTTCCTGAGAATCAGGTACAGGCCACAAGTTGACTATAATACCTGTTGCAGTTCTTTCAACAAAAAACTCTGTCGGTTTGCTTTGTGTTAACTTGTTAGAAAGCTGTGCATATTGAGATACCGATATGCGGGTAAGAGACTGATCAAACTGACTGGTCACATTGCCGCTATTTGTCCTGACAAACGCTTCAACTATATCCAGTACGTCAGAATCTAACGTATAGGCTGAAGTACCGCCCGTAAGTGCCTGACTTTTGGACTGTACAGTCCACAGATTCAATCCTCTGTTCTGCCACTCTAACATTAACAAGTTAATACTACGCCTAGCTGTTCTGTAATCATAACCACTACGCATCTCAAGGCCAGCCCTTTCAAAGGCTTCCTCCATTGCATCACCAAGGTCAAGGTCAAATGTATACGTTCCGCTTGTCGCCATTATTTTTTACCAAATTTTTGCTTTTGTGATTTAGGTGGGCTTTTCTTACTGCCGCCTTCACCACTCCAGAAAACCTTGTTTGCCCAATAAGCTGCGCTTGTCGGCCCCTTTTTAATGTTCTTCGCGTGTCTAGCCTTGAAGCTCTTTCTAGCTTCCTTGGAATAGTTGTGACCCATCTTCTGATCACCAAACCGTATTAGCTTGACTTTGCCTTTATCACGAACTGCCACAACCGCTTTCTTGGTTTTATGGCTAGGCGTTTTCTTGGGTTTGTTGAGACCTGTTAAACCAACCTTTTTAAGCCTGTTCTTTTCGGCATCTGTTAAGCTCATTTGCGATGTCTCGCTGTCTTTTTAGCTATCTTTTTTGGTTGCTTGCTATGCTGCTTGCCTTTCTTGGTATCCGCTCGTTTCTTTCTTGACGTAGCGGCATACTCTTTGTCTGTTAGCGCATCCCTTGCCGCCTTTGGTAAATACCGTTCACCAGTGGCTTTTTTACCCTGAGTGGATGGTTTGCCTGACTTGGTTCCCCATTTCTGCTTTGTCCATTTCTTCAAAGACTTCTGGGATTTTTTAAGCGTCATGACTTGTAGCCACCACCTGCATCTTTATAAGCCTTAGCCAACATCTGTGCTTTTCGGGCAGACCATTGACCGGGCTTTCCACCCTTACTGCCAGCTTTGATGCGATTAAACTGTCGCTTACGCATCTCTGGCTTGGTGTAGTTACCTGCCTCGTTTACGCGAGACTTTGCTTTTGGCTTTGCCTTGGGTTTTGCTTTGGACTTTTTTTGTGCCATTTCTAGACCTGTTCTTCGTCTGTGATGTTACACGTAAATTACTTGCCTTGTTATTCTTGGTGTTCCTGTCCTTGTGATCTACGTCCTTCTTGTCACCTTTCTTAACAAGACCTTTCTTTTCCATAATGTCCCTAGCGGCATTACGGTTAGCTCGACGTTTTTTCTGCTTAGGCTTTGAGTGATAATTCTGATACTCAGCCTTGTAGTTTCTAGCCATAATGCTTGATAACTTTCATGCAAATAGTGTAGATGTCACCGCTACTATGACCTATGGTTGTAAAGTCAATGTCACCCGTCACACCACTGCCTGCATTGTTAGGTATCCCAGAGAACTCTGAAAAGTCAACAGTATCAGCGTAATCAGCTATACAAAGCCAAGCCAGAACATTTGTGCTTGCATCAAAATCTATCCTGACACTCATACCTGCCGTGCTGTACCATATTTTCTGTATGGTGACAGACGTACAAGACTGCTTGGTAACAGGATCAGCATTTAAAGCGGAGACATCTATCTTCTTAACAGCAGACTCTCCTGATCCATCGCTTACGTTAGTAAACTTGAAAACAGCAAACTGTGGGCCATCATTTATCGTCTGTGTTGCAACTGCATCAGCCATTTAAACTTCCTCACTGTAATAATTGGGACGGCTGACCAAGGCCAGCCTCCTCATGTGAATTTACTGATCAGCAAATGCAGGCGCAGTTGTGCTCGTAACATTTCCGAAGATTTGATAATTCGTCGTGTTTAATCCAACGATGGTTACATCAAATCCGGCAGGCACATTCAACTGTATACTGCTGTTTGAGCTTCCGTTAGAAAATACTGAGCTAATTGAGTCGCCATCAGTATCTAGTAAGGTCACACCACCAATGTAAAAGTTGCTATTTCCGGGGGTGATAATGAGCGCATCAGTGGCATCAGCCGCTCCACCTGCATAAACAAACCTGAAAATAGACCCTGCTATGGGTGCAGGTAACGTGTAGGTGTTGTCCTGACCGCCATCTGGGACAAGAAGAATCCTTCCGCTATGCGTGGCGTTGGTAAGAGTGACGTTGGAGTCAGCAAGACTTACAGGGCCGTCACCGACAGTGACTACCTCAGTAATTGCACCTGTCGTGGTGTTTTTGCTGACGGTTTTGAAAGTACTTTCGGAGCGTACCGCTCCAGTAAATGTAGTATTACCCATGTGGTTCTCCCTGTCTGGGTTAGTCTGCTATTGTTAAGCAGTCAGGAATAAGGAAAAGGGGAGCTAGGCTCCCCCTTCCGTGAAACGGTTTATGCTCCGGGCGAACCGTAAATGCCCAAGGGATCGGAGACCCCGAAAGAGTAACGCTCTCGCGCCTTGTACCGAACATTTCCAGTGTCAAAGTCACCGTCCATGCTGGTCTCTAGAGCCGTTCTTTCAAAATGCTTCATACCGTTAGGTATATCGGTGAGAAGGTAGAAAGCGTTGGTGTCAGTCAGATAGTGATTGACAGAGTAACCTTCTGGAATCGCACCCATATTACGGATAGCATTGATGTCGTTGTCGGCTGTCGCCACACGCTGGGTTGTTTCCAGCAGGCGGTCAGCAGTAAACATCAGGTTAGGTGGAACAATTAAACGAGTTGGTCGCGCTGCGATAAGCAGGCCACGCTCATCAGTGTAGGCCGCAATCTCAATGATTGCATTCTCCAGAGATGTCTCGTTCAAGTCAGCCGCAGTTGCGGGACGGTTGCTGTTCTTACCGCCGTTAACCAAGGGATGACCGTCTCCACCAGTAACACCATCACCAGATGCAGTGAACAGGTTAACCCCGTCACCCGTCTGGAATGCGTTAGTGAAGCCGTTGTTTAGAGGAAACGCAGCTTTTACCTGCTTGGTATAAGCCATAGCACGGGCAAGTGCCTTGGTATAACGTGCAGAAAGCGAGTCATAGAGATTATCTTCCATCGCCTCTTCAGTTATAGCAAAACCCATCGCTATTGTTTCGTGATTATACCTTGCGGTGAAAGACTCTTGCGCTGAATCATAAGAGATTGCAGAACCTTCGTTTTTCACTGGCGCAGCGGCAAAACCACTCAGCTTGACTTCCTCTTCAAATGAACGATCAGAACTCTCTGTTTCATAAATGAGAGTGTGTTCGTCCTCGTACTTTTCATACTCCAAACCAAAAAGGGCGTTAAGACCCGGAAGGAGTTCTTTAAGCATTTGTGCTCTTGAAATAGCCATTTCTTATAGCTCCTTATACGCCAAGTTTAGTTTCGTAAGCATGACTGAGCGGCAGATACGTCACAATACAGTCGGTAAAAGCATCACCAACAGCACTGCTTGGGCCGTCCACAAAGTCAACTACACGAAGCGGAAGAGTGTTAGTCGTAGCAATTGAACCACCATCCAAGGCATTCTTGCTTCGACCGATTGAGGTTGAACCTGCTGTGTTAACCGCAGAGATGTTGTTGCCAAGCCCAGTCTGAGCTATAGCTTCGTCACCCTGCATACGGAATAACAACTTAGGATCATCGCAGACATAAGCCATAATATCACTAGCGGCAGTAGACGCTATGAATTGCTGGTTAAATGTCAACTGGTTTGTGTTGGGATCAGTGTACGAACATCCCATGAAAATGCCAACTGTGCCAGCAACAACCGATGTTGTCACAGCCGCTTTTTCTACAGTTCCAGAAGAAACGATCTTAACGAAATCACCATAAAATATAGCAGTTCCGTAACCGCTTGCAATCTTTATGTGTCGAACTTTTCCTGTAAAAGAGCCGCTCGCACTAAGAGTGTCAACTGGTTCTGCGCCCATAGGGGTTGCAGTGGTAGCCATGTTTGGCCTCCTTTAGTTACAAGTCTTAGTTGAGGAGCTTACTATTAAGTTAACTCCTTCCAAAAGTTGTCCTTGTACTCCGCTCTGGTTTCATGAGCGGCATCCTCGGATCATTTTCGCGCAAGTAATTGTTATCCACAGAGTCCATCTGGTTCTGGGCAATCTTCTGGAAATGCTCTGTTCTCGCTGCCACTTTCTCATCTGGCATCTTACAAAGCAACAAGCCACCTACCTCCAGACCTTCCGTAAAGCGGGAGCCAACATCCGAATCCATCAACATTTCGGGGTGGTCTGCTTTTTTGCAAGCTACCCAGCCTTCCCTGAACATTCTGGAAACGTGGGTGTTGTCTGGCTCACCAAGGGTGCTAGTCCTAATCCACCTGAACGTCCAGCCCGGAACGGGATCTGGGTCAGGTAGAATAGACGCTGGAACCCATGAGTCGTTAGGTCTTGCTTCCTCTTGACGCGATTGTTTGTTTCTGGGTTTGCGCTCTTCAGTCATCTCAAGCTCTCCTTGTAGAACTCTTTGGCATACTGTTCGTTTGTGATCCCAAGTTTCTTGGCGAGAGAAACCTGAGAGGGCTTTAGCTTCAATTTGCGCGGTTTAGCACCATTATTCCTGTTGGACGGTGCTACTACCGTGGAAGTTTGGCTGGCAGTCGAAGTCGCGGTAAGCCCATCAGAATCGCTATCCTGCCATCCAAATTTTGGATACGCCTCTCTCATACCTGAGTCTATGAACTCAAAGTAATCTGGCGTATTTGGTTTTATCTTCCTGTCCAACACAGCTTCTTCATGCAAACCGTATGCGGTTGCCGTCATTCGCCTATGTGCCGGATCCATAAACCAACTGTTCTTTTCAGCCCACTCCTTTGCCTCTGGATCAACCTGCGGGGGCGGGGGTGGCTGTTGTTGCGGAGCAGGCTGCTGGACTTGAGGTTTT